TTGCTTCCATAACTTTCTTTTATTTGTAATTTATATTTTTTTATTATTTGTTTAATTTCATCAATCAAATCTTCTTCTCCTTCTTTAAAATCAAACAAAAACGAATCATAAGTATATAAGACTAGCTTAGTTTTTCGGTTTCTTAATGATTTAAATATGTCCCACAATATACGAACATTCATTGCGGTCTCCAAGTTTTGTAACACATAATTTAATAACTTTTGAGGTTTCATGTCATCTAACTTATCTTTTTTATACACATGCTTTGAAATAGGACATTCAATACAGCCCTCTTCGTTAAATCTTTGCCACAAATCATCTACATATATTTGTACTCTTTGAAAAAATTCCAGATCTTTAAACTGCTCGAATACTCCTCCGTATAGTTGTTTAAATGTTAGCTCTTTAGATTTTTGGTAATCCACTCCATACATTTTTGCAAAGGCCTTGTGAATATCTTCATCACCAAAATCATACCCCACCAACAACCCCAAAAGAGTAGGATGATAAGCACCAATATCCAACTCAATAAACTTATCGTTACGTGGAATAAAGCTCTTCCTACATCCATTATCTTTGTTAAGTGCTGCGTAATTAATTCCATTGAATTTATTTGCGGGTCTTGTTGTTAATGTTTTAAAGTTGTACTGCGTGTATACGTATTCGCTACGCTCATCGTAAAAGTGCGATTTGAATTCGTCTCTATTAATTCGTATTCCACTTTGCTCCACGGCGTTGAATACCACTGTGGCTTTTGTGTTGTAAAAGTCGTTGATTGGCTCATTTATTTTATCTTTTAAATCGTTAAATATCGCTTCACAATATTCATAATGTTTAACTATTGGTACTATTCTATTAACATCCCTTTTATCGGGATATTTGTAGTAAAAGTATTGATGGCTTGTTGTTTTTTCTGGTATATACGTAGGCGTTGTTAATGTAATGTCAAAGAGCTTTTGTAATATCAAATAATGTAAAAATTCCTTCTTATCACGTACATACACCTTATCTAACGCGTTTAATATACATTTTATCGCGTCTATACCAACGTTTAATGTTTCGCTATGGTCGTTCGTCAATATAAATCCTTTATTGCTATTTAACGGACGAATGTAAACCGCACAAATCCCATTATTTGTAGGATGTTCGAAATGATTGTTAGGAATTATTTCAACAAAGGCTTCACCTTTAGCATAATTTTTAAATAACTCTAACTGCTTGTCATCTTCAACTAACCAAAACATAACTCTTATTTTGGTTCAATATACAATTAATTTATTGGTAAACCAAATTATTTTCGGGAGATTGGTACTAAAAGAATGTCATCACCTTCTCCATGAAATCTTCCGGTCATTGCTACTCCATTAGACATTATATGATATAAACCTTGATAATTTAAACCATTTGGTAAAGTATAATCATCACCACTTGTGTATTGATTATTTAAGTTTTCAGATCTATAATATTCTAAATAATTATTATCAAAAAATTCTTGTAATCCCCTTCTATTAAGTCTTTTTTCTAAAATTAAAGTTTGGTTTCTATTAATATCAAAAACTTCTCCTTCAACACCATCAATTGTCCATTGTGTTTTAAAAGGAATATACATTCGCCAAGTTATAGAATTATTTTTAGAACTAAGAAGGTTATAAGTATCAAAATCAATTTCTAAATAAATTAATTCATTAATCTTAACTGCAAAATATCTTGTAAATGTTCCAAGTGCATAATCATCTTCTGTTGGAGAAGGGTAATACTGTTGAGGTAATTGACTTGAAATTGATATGTCTGTTTTTGTTATAAAATTATAATTATTAACATCTTCCATTTTTTGAATTTGTCCTGGGACTACTTCACCATCATAATTTTCAGCATATTGTTGAAATTCTTTATCTTCAGAAGTATTAGTCCACACACTATCCATCTCCCTAGATTGCTTTACTAATTCTTCTATAGGTTTATCATTTAAATTTTTTCCAGTATAAGCTTTTCCTGTATATAAAGTATGATAATATCCAACATATTCTTCTTTTGAAATACGTTTTATATACTCCCCACCGGAGGTATATAAATTTGTTTTTATTCTGTTTTTAGGTATATACATAAATTATAATACATTTTTAGCTCTTGCTAATGCTTTTACTGATTCATTAAATGTTGAAGGTAATGAGGTAGAAGAAACTCCTCCTTGATTAACAATTTTCATTTTAAAGGAACCTACAGAATATAATGACGCTGTTAATTTATCCATAGCTTTATATGATTCTGCTTTAGCAGGGTTTAAATACTTTGTACCTGTTCCTTGTTGTCTTCCTTTTTGGTCTCCACTTGTATTAAATTTAAGACCTGGGCCTATACAACCTAAAGCCCATCCAGGAGCTTTTGGGAACATATGGATTAAAACTGCAGTTCTAGTATACCCATTTCCAAATAATTTATTAAATGCATATCCTCCCTGTTCATTACCAATTAACCAAAAACATCTACCATGTTTACCACTAACATGAGATTTTACTCTATAATTATCTGTTGGAATACAACTAACTCTGTTTTCGTTCCCTTTCCAAGGTAATTCTGATGTTGGTAAAGAATATAAAACAGTTGTTTCATCTTCTGCTAAAATCTCCATTACCCCTAAAGTTTGGGTACCATCATCCATTATTCTAGTTAATCTCAATCTTAACAATTCATCTTCAGGTGGTTGTTCTCCTGGTGGAGGTGGTAAATCACCTCCAGGTGAACCAGTTGAACCAAATGTTTTAGAAACATCTTTCTTTTCTGTCATTGGTTTAACTTCTTTAACAACTTTATCTGGGCTTTTAGGTACTGATTGGGTTTCAATTTTTGTTATCCAATCTTTAGCACTAACAGTATGATTTGCTGCTGAAATTTGTAGATCTACACTATCTTGATCATATGATGGTGGTAATACATTATCGTCTATAGTAAATTTTTCATATAATTTAATTCCAGATATACCATCTACATCTAAAGATAAATTAAAAGGTAAGAAAAATGGTGGATTTACTACATTTTCCTCAACTAACATCCCTTGTAATAATTTTATAAATGTTGTATTAGCACTTTCGAATGCACCTACATTTTCATCAATCCATTTTAATTCATTCATAACACTATCAAATAACCCTTTAGTGTTATCAGTTGCTTTATTCATGTTTTCAGTCCATATACTATTTAAATCTTCTACTTCAGTTTCTTTTGGAGTTAATGTTGAATCTGCTGATTTTTTAGTAGTAACTTTTTCTTTAAAAGTCCTATCAATTAATCCTTTATTATATTTAGAAAAAGCTGTAGCATTTTCATTTAATTGATTACCATTACTTTGGGCTCCTATAGAAATCATAGAAGCAAAATCTTTAGATATAGTTCCATTCATGTCTATATTTCTAACCATACTTCCCTCAACTTTATTTTTAACACCATAAGTGTTTATCTTACAAAATTCAGAAGCTGTTGATTTAGGTGGTATTTTATCTTTCCAATTTTGTGGAACTTCTTCAATAAATTTAATTTTATTAGTATTTATATCTTCATGAATAACAATATTATTAAGGCCTCCTCTTGCTCTACTTATACTTACTAATATTGTTTTTAAAAATGGTAACATTGCTAAAGAATTATCAAGAGGATCTCTTCTAGCTTCTAATAAACATTTTTTTATAAAAGAATAGTTTAAATAAACGTAAGCTAATCTACCTAAATATTGACTTTTATCTACAATAAAATTATTTTTTACATCTTTAAATATTACATTTAAATTAGTATCAGGAACATCAACCTTTTCATATCCACTCCCCCCAACAACATTAGTATAAGGTGTAAAAACCATTTGAGGACTTGCTGAAAATTGTCCAGGGAGATTTAATATATAATTATCATCTTTTTCTATATCAAAAAAATCAACGTCAAAAGAAAAATAAGGTGTTCCTTTTTTATTATATAATAGAAAATTTTGCTGAACAACTCCTAGAAAAAATCCAAAGGATATATACATTTCAGGGGACAAATTATCTTCACTTGTAGTTTCTACCCCATCAAATCCTATAAATGCTTTTTTAATTGTTAAATCTTTTTTCTTAAAATTATCATTAGGGTCTGGAAATTGTTTTATAGATCCATCTACAACACCATATTGTATTTTTTCATCCGCATTAAAAGAAGTTGAATTTTTAAAATTTTCATAATATAAATCTAATTTACTATCAAGCTCTGTTTTTAATCTTAATGCATTTAAAGCTTTATTTAATGCTTCTTTTGCTTTAACATCATCTTCTATAGCCTCAGCTGCTGCTTCCTGAGCTGCGATTGAAGCTTCTACTACTGCTTTTTCTTCTTTAGTATATTTTGCTCCACTTATTTTTAATGCTTCTATTACCCCACCCATTCCTGTTAATTGAGTTTGACAACTATAACTACCATCTGGATTAAATGTCCAGTTAAAATTAGTTATTTTACCAAATACTCCTTCATAATTTCCATAAGTTTTTTCTCTTTCTGCTTGAATTAAACGAGGAATTTCAAAATTTGATGGATTACCACCTTCACCATTTTGGTTTTCTGATAGGAAAAATGCTAATGCAGGTGATTGGAATTGGTTAAATGTTTCTACTTTTCGAGTTACATTACTTAACCAAGTAGACCAACCAAATTCTAATAACAAATTATAACCAGGACGCATATATAAAGCATCCATTAAAGCTAATTGATTTCTACTAAAACATTTCATATTAACGGTAGCTTTTGATAAAGCCCCATTACTATAATACATTAAATTAGCATCTATAATACCCGGTAAAGGAACAAATCCTCTTTCAGTAGTTTCTCCCCAACCATAAGCTCCATTATAGAATTGACTTACTGGTGGAGTGGTTATATTTAATCCTTGATATGTAATTACATTACCATTATCATCTATACCAACAGCTCCTCCTTGTAATATAAAATTTCTAGCAGCTGCTCTTCCTACCATAGCATTTGTAGGAACCCCTAATTTTGAAAATTTTTCTAAAACCCCATCACTTTTATCTTGAACAGGTAAATCCTCAACTGATTTAAAATCTACTGAACTAGCCATTCTAATCCAAGGTGCTTTAACATTTTGATATAACAAGTCATCAGTATTGTAATCTACATATCCTAATGATTGTTGTCTTACTTCAATTTGCTTAGTTACCCAAGGCGCAAAAGGTTGTCCTAATATATTCATGTTTATAACGCATTTAATTCATTATAACTTGATATTATGCCATTTATATTAACTGGTATTCTTAATTGTGCTCCTGCTGGAGGAAATAATGAACCCAAATTTAAAACATTAACATTACATATCGATATTATCCAATATAATGAAACATCTCCATAAAACCTATCTGCTAGTAAATCTAATCTATCACCAAATTCAGTTTCAACATATATATCAGATTCTTGTGGTTCTATTTCAGGATAGTAATTAGTTCTATAATAAACATCACCTATAGTACCAACGAATTCATTTTCGTTTCTTAATTTTTTTATATTTTCGTATCTATTCATATTAAATTATTAATCTCCTACTAATTCTCCGTTATTTAATGAAGATACTTCACCTGTATCATTTGTAGATTGTTGAACTTGATAAACATCTGAATAATTTTCATTAAATCCATTACTTAATGCTATATATCTTTCATCTATTACTTTACCTTGTTCATCAGTTCCATTAGCAGCATTAGGAGCAATTTTCTGAGGTAAAAATTCATGTATTGGTGTGAAGCTAAAGCCTGTTATTTTTATCATAAATGGTAATTCTTTAACAGACTCATCTGATAGTCCTTCTTCGTCAATAGCTATCTCCCAAGATGATTCTTGTGGTATTTCATAAGTTAAACCAGTTATAAACCCAGGTTGTTCATATAAATAACCTCCTAATGTTAGGCGCACAATATTTCCTCGCATAAATCCAGCGTTAGTATAATCTGGTGCTAAAGTAGATGCTAAATAATTTAATTTTCTATACATTGGTATAAGTTCTGCTTTTGATTGAGCATAAACTGTAAACGCCATACTAATTTTTCTATCAAAACCATTGTAATGGTATAAATTTTCTCTCCTACCAGCATATTTAAAACCTTCCCATTCTGAAGTATAGGTATCTGAAAAAGAATCAATAAATGCTCTAAAATGCATAAATAAAGATGATACTGGATTATCGTTATCAATAGCTGCTATTCTAAATTTACATAAATCATTCTTTGCAAATGTTGTTTGTTGAGCTACATTTGTATTAGTATACATAAGTTGAGCATTAATTTTATCAACAGCTAACATATCTGCTGCATTAATACCATATTTTAATCTACCACTTGCTGCATTTTTTGTTTTTGGACCATTGGTTCCAGGATCACCGAAATTTGTTCTTGTATTTAAATTTTTATCAATATAATTTGGAGAAATTGATAATAAATTTGAAGTAGTAATTGGATCTCCTCCATCACCAGTTTCATCAATTAATAATTTTCTAAAATCATTACTTATTTTAGCATTACCAGGGATTGAAGGAGAATTTTGTGCTGATCTTATTTGATTTGCATCAAAAACAACAGTATATGGACTATTAGGTCTATCTATTCCTGTATTAGTATATACTCCTCTTGCATCACTACCATCATTACCTTCAAATGATGTTCCTAAAGTATAAGTAGCAGATAACATATTCATTAAAAATACTTCTTCACCTATATCATCATCTAATAAAATATTATTACTTAAACCTAATTTATCAGATAAATCATCACCAAACTCACCACCATATGCTAATTCTCCCTGTTGATTAGTAGTATATTGAAACTTTTGGGCATATGTTGGGTCTGTACCATTAAAATAACCTGGGTTATCAACTTGTAAAGAATTATTTATTCCTGTTCTTACAGTTCCAGTACCATTACTTTTAGCAAACTTAATTCTTGTTTTACCTATACCTAATATTGATCCAGGACCTCCATTATATACTATAACATCTGGGTCAGTTATAGATTTAATTTGTTTACTATCAAATATTCGAACTAATCTATTTAAACTACTTAATGTTGATGTTTCAGATTCTTCACCTATTCCTGCAAATGAAACTGATTCTATTCCTTGATCTGTATCTACTTGTAATTTATCAGCCATTACAGATGAGTAAGTATTTAATCCTAATGGACCCAGTCCTGGGATTAAAGAAAGTACTCCACCACCATTTGCTGATACATTATTAGGATCAGTTGGATCTAATCCCATTAAATTTAAATGTGTGCCTGTAAAATTTACTGCTGCTTGTGCTAATGTGCTTGTTGGTAAATAAATACCACTTGCTAAAGCTCCACCACCTGTTCCTTCTAAAAAATCAGGTGCTTTATCTCTACCATAACCAATACCAAATGATGCTTCAGTCATAACTGAAGTACGTGATAAAAGGTTTTGATTAGCTATGAATATTAAACCATTAGGAGATTTAGTATCGAAAAACATTTTTGTTAATCTACTTACATCTGTAATGGAATCTGTTATAGCATTAAGTCCACCTCTAAATAATATGTCTAAGCTTGAAGGTGTTGTATCACCATATATAGGCTGACCATTACTATCTAATTGTGTAATAGCCGTTGGATTAGGATTATCCACATCAACGCCTGGGATATCTTTTCTAATGTAAGGTTGATTGCTACTTCCGTTGTCAAACCTATCACCAGCGTTACCTATCCCAAACTTTAATTTATTTAAGCTTGTTGTGGAGGTTATTAACGGCATTTAGCTTTGTTTAGAATGATCTATTTTCTGGAGCGTTATTTTTATACCTATTTGTTTCTCCTTGGTATGCGTTTGCTGCTTGACCTGCTTGTGATATTGAAGGTAATGAGTAACCTGTAGCTGCTCTTCCTATATTACTATAAGCTGGTTCTGTTAAAGTTGGATCACCAATATTTGAATATTGGTTATGAAGTAATGAATTACCTTGAATACTAACCGCATCTGGAGTTTTACCATCTGCTGGTGAAACTGGTACTGCTAAAGGTGAACCGTTTGCGTCAAACATATTTAAAATTGATTCTGCCATGATTTTATTGTTTTTTAATTAATTTTATTATAAATATTAACCCATTCTGGAAGTCGCCAAAGCTAATGATTTTCCTACTTTAGCTCCATCTATATACACATCTCCCCCACTATTTACTGCTGATATTAATTCTTTTAATAATGCTTCTACTTGTCCACTACCACCACCACCTGTAAGACTAGTACCTCCCATTATAATATCATCGGCTCTAAACTTTTGAATTGGTTGTCCTGGTCTTGAAATAAAATCTTCTGCTGTATCACCTCCTATTCCTGCTGCTTCTGATTCTTTATCATAAAATGTACTTCTAACAATCCCACCTAAACCTTCAGCTCCTATTGAACGTGCTAAAAATCCTCCAAGATTTCTACCTAACCAATCTCCAGCTATACCCGCAACTGGGGTTAAAGCAAGTCCTAAACCTGGTGCTACATTTAATGCTTGGATAGCTGCCATACCACCAACAGAACCAATAATACTTCCAATCCCCTCAGCTACTCTTTCACCAATAGCTTGATTAATATCTGCTGTAGGTTCCCCACTAGCAATCATTCCTTTAATGTCTGAATTAGCAAATATACCTTCAATAAAAGTTCCTACTACAGGAATTCTTTTTGTTAAGGATTTAAGAGTTCCTCCTAAAGCTTGTTTACCTAAAACACCTCCTAGAGCATCTTTAAGTCTTGAAATTGGGTTTATCTTTTCAAATAATTTACCTATTTTACTATCTCCAGCACTTTTAATCATACCTTTTAAACCACCTAACATACCCCCACCAGCAGCAGCTTTAGCACCTCCACCAGCAACAGATTTAGATCCTTTTACAACATCACCTGCTGCTTTTGTTGTTCCTTCTGCAACTTTTGATCCAAATCCTAATGTTGATGCAACACTACTAGCAGCACTTCCAATTTTAGTTAAAAATCCTAACATCTTTTTTAATACCCCAAAACCGGCTTTTATTCTTGCAAAAATTCTAATTCCAGAAATAATACCCATATATTTACCTATACTATCAAACATACCACCCAAATTACCAACCAATTCAACACCATCCATTATTCTATCTAAGAATTTTGCAAATATATCTATAACCGGGATTAATTTATCCTTAAGTTTTTCCATAGAATTTGCAAATCTTGTTTGGGCTGATTGAGATTTAAGTTGGTTTGCTAATTGATCATTTCCTAGTTGTACTGCTATTTCTTCATCTGATAATCCTTGTTTTCTTAGTTTTTCATATTTTTCTTGGGCATCTCCCATACTTTTAAACTTACCACCTAATAGTTCTTGGGTTTCTAATGTTTCTGCTAATTCTTCTCTTGACATTCCAAATGCTTTAGCTAATGATTCTTGTTGTAAAACATTATATTCTCCAAATTCAGCTGCTGTTCCTATTTCTCGTCCTATAGCTTTTGCTAGTCCTTCTTGATCCCCCATTAAAGCAGCTCTTCTGGCATCTTCTAAATTTAACTGTTTACCAGTCATTAATTCAGCTTCCATTTCTGCTGCTATAGAACTTTCAAAGTCTAATAATGCATTAGCTGTACTTTCCATTTGAGCTTGACTCAATCCTAATTTCTGTGATTGGAAAGCAGCATTAGCTAATGATTTACCCTGACCTTCCATTGAAAGTCTATTTGCTGCACTAATATTACCAATTTCAGCAAAAACATCTTGTTGGTTAACTGCAGAACCTGTTTGGGCGGCTAATACTGCAACTTGACCCCTTAGTTGTGCTGTAAATTCTTCAGCATTTTCACCCCTTAGTTTTGAGGTTTTTAGAAAATTAGCTGCTTGTTCATTAGTTAATCCAAATTCATTAGATAATAATGAAAAAGTTTTTAATTCAGTTTGTGTTAATTTAACAGCACCTCCTATTTCAGCATTAAATTCTTGTATTGCTTTATGAGCATCAGCAACATTAAAAGACATTTCACCACTGGTATTTGCCATACCAATTAAACTCTCTCTCAGGGAATTGGCTTCACCTCTTCCTAATGCAAATGTTTTAGCAAGAGCTTCTCTAGTTTCACCAAACTCTTTAATTCCATTTTTAATTCCCTTGAATATCATTACATCAAGGGCAAGTAACATTTCTTTTTTAAACTTTTGAGCTCCTTCAACAAGAGATTTTCCTAATACTTCTGCTTTAATATCAGCATCACTTAAAATATCTTGGGTACTTTCATCTAACCTTTCCCCATTAGCCTGAGCTTCTGCTAATTCTTTATTAAATGCCTCAGATGATTCTCTTTGGTCGAACATTTCCTCAGTTAGAGACTCTGCATTTTTAGACATATCATCAAATATGCCTCCATACTTACTTAACCCTAAACTCTTTAGTAAACCCCCAGCTTGTCCAAATGATCTATTTATACCTTCAGTTTGTTCTGCTATTTTATTCTCTTTTTCAATTCTAGCAGCGAGTTTTTTATCTATATCCTCTAATAAAACAGCTTCTTTACCCATCTCCATTACCATCTCAGCATGACCTTGAGTAATTTCTCCTGTAGCTACTTTAGAGGCAAGACGACGTTGAAGGTTAATATCACTTAATTGATTTCCATTTTTATCTACTAAAAGAGCTTTATTAGCAATTCTAAGATTGGATTGCTGTATTTTAAGTTTTTGTCTTAATTTAGTTAAAGCTTTAGAGTCTAATCTTTCAAGATCTTCTTGATCATTTTTTAATTTTTCGGCAATCCCTTGAATAGACTGAGTTGCTCTTTTAGTAATATTTAAAGATTCGTTTTGTTTTTTTATTGCCCCATTTAATCCTATAAAAGTTTCATAATATGCTTTAGCATTTTTTCCAACATCATCTAACTGTCTGTCTACTTTATCTAACTCATCTACTAAACCAATAATAGCCTCATTAGCATTACCCATTTCGTTAACAAAATCTTCTGCTGTTTTTTTATTAAATGGGTTTGTTTTACCTAAATCTGCATATCCTCTCCTTATCTGTTTTAGGAGATCAACTATTTGTTTGTATTGTTTTGGGTCTAAATTTGGATCTTTAGCCATTCTAACTTTGTTTTATTATAAATATTAGAAATATTTATTTTTTAGACCTTTTTGTAACATAAGAAGGTGGTTGGATAGTTTTAGGAGGAACTTTACTTTTTGGATTATTTAAGTCTATTTGAGTATTATTTCCTCTAGTTGCTTTTTTCTGTGCTTCCTCTCTTTCATCATAAAATGATTTAAGTTTTTTAAAAGTAAATTTACGTAACCAAATAGGCATATTATATACAGTATGCCAGTCATATCCACCTTTACCATTAAATACAATTTCGTGAATTATATTAAATATATTTATTCTATGTTGAGAAGCATTATTTGGCGTCAGGCCAAAAAAAGTTAAGTCCAATGGGGAGTGTTGCATCATCGTCACTTCCGTCGGGAAAAAAAGTTAGATCAACATCGGGTTGAACTAATTTAATATAGTTTCTTAGTGCTCTGGAATCCTGAGCCAGGAGGAAATTATCTACAAATTCCCTAATGGATTTTTTATCTGGATTGCCTTCAATAGCCGTAATAATATACTTTAAACGAGTTGACATTTCAGGACTTGCGTCTTTATCAATCTTTTTTAAACCTAATAATTCTCTGTCTATATCTAATTCATCTTTTCCATTAAGAATTTTAAATGATATATTTACTTCTGTTTTTGGAAGTTTATAATCAAATGAATTTACTCCTTTTGTTACTAAATCTTCACTAAAAGGTTTGTTATCTAAAGTTGATAAATCAACTGATTGTTTTTCATTATTATATTCAAATTCATATATTGACCCATAACCTAAAATACGGGATGCTATTAATAATGCATTTTTATCTCCTATAACTATATCTTTATAATTAATTTTTTTATCAACTATAAGTGATTGAAGTAATTTATCTAATACAATTCCTTTTTTAATATAAGATTGATTAGTTAAAATATCTTCTTCTTTAGCAGTCATATATTTAATTTCAACTGTTCCAGAAGCTAATGGGTTTGTTTCAGGGTATAATAGTCCTTTTGAAGGTAGTTCTACTTGCTCAGTAGGTAATGTAAATTCGCTCATATCTTTTATTTGTTATAACTTGATTTCATGTATACATATATAATATAAAAAAAAGCTTGACCGAAGCCAAGCTATTCTTTAAAATGTGTGCCTATTTTACTAGAAGTTTAATACGCAGTAATCCATTCCGATTGTCATGTCGATAGTATTTGCTGTTCCATCGTCATCCCAATTCATATCACTAAATGAAGCATCTTTTATAAATGCACCTTTTATGATCCACTCTGATACTACATCACCTACTGGTCCTAATACATCAATAGTTAAATCTTTTTTATAGAAATCACTGTATCCATCTCTACCAGTTACTGATTCGTGGTGTAATCTTGTCCACTCCATTACAGCTTGCGCTCCTGAAGGAGTAATTGGATCAAATAATTGCATCGTTAAATCATTCCATCTTAATTTTCCTTTTACTTTTCTATAAGTATTGATATGGTTTAATATGATTTCGTCTTGTGCAAAACCCATTCCACTAACACCTTTGATGATGTAAGCTGGGATTCCATCTACGTACATAATAAATCTATTAGCAACTTTTGGTTCAAAGGCTGTGAAAAATATTTCGTTTGGGTTTAATACTGCCATTTTATTATTGTTTTATTTTTAT